GTTCGAACGTTCGAACCCCACACACAAGGAGGACAAAAACATGAAAAAAATCACAGTAGCACACATTACAGACAGAGTAACCTTTCCCGGTGTCCAGATTAACCACATTGAAGAAATTGAACTCGACAACGTTTCCGGTCTGGTGTTCGTAAAGGATGCCCCTTTTTCTGATAACCCTATTCCTAGTGTTGATGTAATGATGGCAAACGGCACAGAAAAACATTTTCACATTGACGATATTGCTTTTATTGCGTTTCCTCCCTCTCTGGCATTTGATACAGAACCGAACGAAACAGCGGCAAATGTTGAAATGGATGATCTGGTTAGTTATATCCTTAACGCTTATAAGCGTGGAAAGATTAAATATACAGAGATTAAGGACGGATCTATATATTCCTATTTAGCCGGTAGATTTCCGTTAGCATCTATGTCTTTATGTTTCAATGCTGTTATGAAAGCTTGGGATGATATTTTGAAGGATGATGAACCTATTGATTATGAGGAGGACAAATAAATGAGTACAACAACCATAGAGAAGAAAACCGCAACCCAGACCCCGGCAAAAGCAAAGACCACCAGAAAGAAAGCTGTTGCCGCTCCCATGAATCCCCCCATCGCTCCGGCGGTGGAGGACACTAACAAAACAGAGGTAGAAGCCAAAAAGGCGCAGGAACTGAAAGACATTGAGACCTTGAAAGAAGCCAGAAAGCGCAATGCATCTATTAGCAAGTCTTTGAACAATGTTCAGAGTTCTTTTACCCGGATTGCTTTTGATCTCTACTGGATGTATTCGGCTTCTGCTTTCGGTCTGTTAGGCTACAAGAACATTTACGACTACGCCGCAAAAGAACACGGTATTGCACGTGGAACGTGTAGCGATTTTATTCATATCGTAGAGCGTTTTGCAAGCCGTGACGAACACGGAAACATTCTGGAAGAGATTCGCCCGGAACTGAAAGACTACCAGAGTAGTAAGTTGATCGCATTGTTAGGTGTGACAGACGCACAGTTGACGGAGTTTTCTGTTGATATGTCTGTCCGTGATATCAAGAAAAAAGTAAAAGATATTCACGGTGAAGCCGGAAAATCTGACGCTTCCGATTGTGACGCTTCCGGCGGTGATGATACTTACAACGGTAAAGAAATCATAGACGGCAACTTTACGGAGGTAAACAGCCAGACGCTTGTAACGTTCCACAACATTGACGAATACAACAAGTATCTTGACGGTCTCAACGATCTGATCGAAAAGGCTCTGAAAAGCAAGAACTTTGAAGCTGACCATAAGCGTATTGAGATCGTTGTAAAATGGTAAGGTTGAGTCAGCTTTCCGTTGTTGGTGGTGCGCTGTGGGATGATGCTATGGCTTTGATTCCAGACATATTCCACGCCGCCACCTATCCGGAAGTAAAGGCAATTCTTGAACATTTACTTTCCCAGACGGACAAGCTACAACAGTTACGGAATGATGGCATTATTTCATGCGATGAATTTTCGTTGATTAACCAAACTTTTTTGTCCGTAGGTACATACGCAATTAACCGTTTTTATCATATTCAAGAAGATTGACGGTTGATATAAACAAATAACATTGCATCCATGGGGCAGACCGCTCCATGTGTAAAGAAAGAAGAGGTAAACAATTATGAAATTAGCAACACAGTTTAGAGGTACTTTGGTAGCAATCGAAGAAAAGAGCATGACCGGAAGCAATGGCAAGTATTACCAGTTAGCTGTTTTGCAGGGATCGGAAGCAACAAGCTTGTCCTGTACAGAGGAAGTCTATAAGCAGAACAAGGAACTTTTCAAGGACTACGTGTTCGGTATGCAGATCAGTGAGTATGAGGGTAAAAAGACTCTGCGTGTGACTGGTATCTATGATCTCCCCGGAACTGCTACCGCCCCCGGTACTGCCGCCGCTGATTCTGGCAAGGATAAAAAATAAGCCGTCTGGAACGTTCCGGGTCTAGGGAGTAAAGAGAAGCAAGAACGGTATCCCTTGTGCGTGCCCGTGTGCCGCCACTGTGATCTATGCCTTGAAATCTTCTCCCCGGTACGTTCTCCGGTGTGATGCCCGGTTAGTTTTCCTACGGACTGCCGGGCAAGTGTGAAGTGAAAAACGCCGGAAGTGTTCGAACGTTCGAACTTTCCACTTTACCTTATATGTGCGCTAGTACCCAGAAGAAACGAACGTGAACACATTCCCGGCTTTTTCTATATATAGAGGTTAACATTATGGGACTTATCTTTTTCTTGATCGGCGTAGCAGTTATAGTTGTTGATTTTTTACTTGGCGATCCTATTGATTGGTGGATGGTAATACTTGCGTTTCTTTCTTCTTTTTTGTCTCTTGTGGTATTCAGTGACGTGTGGAACGACTAACCACTAGCAAGATCGCCCTTGATCCTTTTACATCTTGCTGGGATGTGGGCGCACTATCCCACCTCCCGGCGTAAAAAGATGTTAATAGCCCTTACGAAGCCCCCGGACAGCCACAGCGCAGACCATAGCCAAACAGCTACCGTCTGCCGCCGCCCGCCTTTCTTCGTTGGTGATGCTCTTGCCCTTAAAAACTACGCCGTTGCGTTATCTGCGGCAAGGGTGAAGCCCGGAGGGTTCAGCCCGACTATAAACAATTATTTTTTTACCAGTCCCCGGAGCAAGCTTTCGCCCTTGGTCTTTTGTCCCCTTGGGAGGGGGCAAGGGGACACCATAGAAAAACAAGAAAAGCGTATTTTGCTTTCGTAGTTTTTCATGGGAGGGGTTCGGAATGGTACACAAAGTACCACCCCCGTACCCATGCAACAGCAACACATGACCCAACAACCAAAAAATAATATGGGGAAGTATCTCATGGTGTGAGTGGCGTGCGCACAGAAAACAACAACGACAGCCGGAGTGGGTTCGATCCCCACACTTTCCCCTAAAGTTCGAACGTTCGAACTTTTACCCCGGTAATTTCAGCAAGCTGATTTTATAAACAAAAACATTTATAGATAACTAAGTCGGTTACACAGACGTGTGTATTCTGCATTATCTATAAGAAAGGAGAAACATATGCCCGGTTTAACAATCATTGCGGCGGCAGAGACCGCCCCTACTTTCGATACCGCTATCGTAACTACTCTGCTTTCTGTATGTAAGTCCGTCATGGGTCTGTTCACAATGTATCCGCTGAACATTCTGTTGGCTGTTTCCGTAGCTTGTGCTTGCTTCGGTCTGTTCGGAGTTGCAAAGCGTTCCGTATAACCCGGATCACGGTAGCATAAGAGGGATGCAGAACGATCTGCACCCCTCTTTTTTTTACGAAAGGAGAATGCAATGGAATTTTTAATTTACACAATCATTTATCTGGTTTGTTTACTCATTTTTCTTATTTTCATCTTTATAGGAAAAGAATCATTGTTTACATACTTCGTTGTTTTTTCTTCTATGGTAGGCATTATTTGTTCATGTTCTGTAATTATTATACTTGTCGGAAAGGGGTTAATACCATGGATGAGATTTTAACCATTTCTATTTTTATCATATTTTTAATGGTTTCAAAATGTGTCTTATTCTTCCCACAAGAAACTGACCGCCAGAAAGCTGTTAAAATCGGTTGTCATATGGGTACTATTGCCGCTTTCATCTTTGCGACTGAAACCATTCAAAAATTCTTTTCATAAGGAGGGAAAATAGTTGGAACAAAAAACAATCAATCAAAACAAATTGCAGACACTTCTCTGCGTCATAGCCTTAACGCTCGGCGTTTTGGTCTCGGCTGTGCTGTTCAGTATGCCCCCGGTTCATGCGGCAGAGAGTGAAAAGGAATATGATTACACTTTCTTTTATACAACACAATCTTATAAGTACGAACTTAATTATAGCGGTGATCGTGATGCCTTTTTTACTTATTATGCGTCAAACAATTTTTACATAGATGCACGGCAAACTACTGCGTTGTATTCCCGCAATGCTGACGGTACACAAATTGTAAAAGTGAACCCCGTGATTGTAAAACGATACAAGTACGATTCCGACAGTAGTGATTATGTGCTGGATACTTCTTATGAAGAAAGGAGTTCAGAATTTACAGGCACTTTTGCCCTTAATTCCTATAATGGTGGTTATCTCGATCTTAATAGTTCTGGACTAAAAATACTTTTTTTAAGTTGCGCCAAACCCAACGACGTTTTACTTGAATATTCTTACGATGGTACAACGGAATCTTTGCAAGATGGTGAAAGCTTTTTTGCCCTAACAAGCACAAAACTTTTACCCTATCATGATATGTATTATAACTACGGGTGGTCATTTTCTGCAAATGCGAAAAATCTCACTGTTACAACAACTTTGTCTGACGATGGTTTGCTTACATGGAAATCAAGTTCCACGCCAAAAAATTGCGAATTTAGCGGCGTTTCTTTTATTATCAGAATGAAAAGCACTTACAGTTCTGCATTTGCATATCGGACAGCGTTTCCTTCGTCTGGTGCTGTCAATCTGAACTTGAAAACATTGTATGAACTTTATCCAGATTTATATGGTATTCAGATTGTACCCTATTATGTGGCAGAGAATCACAGATTGTATTGCGGTGCACCTCAATATGTCACTTTCGATAGTTCTGCGTCATATGCCATGCGTGACGGCTCTGTTCCATTTTATTTCAATAATGATTGGTCTGATCCTACAACAGTTGTAAAACCCGGAACTGATAACGACTTTTCTGGCGGTGTTACTGATCCGTCAAATTATCTTTATCCAGACGAATCTAATACAACCATACAAGGAAATAACAGTATTAAACTTATTGATTTTAATGTTGACAAGAATTTCAAAGCTTCATGGTCTGGACTGGATGGTATTGGATCGCAAACATCAAAATATAGTTTTATAGAATTTGAAGTTGCTTTTGCTTCTAATAATTCACCGGGAAACGTTCTCACTAAAAAGGTTGTAAAGGAACGTTGCTTTATTTCTAAAGGTTCGTTCCAGATTCCCAGTGAATACATAACGTTCGATTCTAACAGTTATGTTCTTTATGTAAAAGCTACTCCTTACCATTATAACGGTGATAATCCTACACATAGACTTTATAAGGGGTCTATGTCATACAAGTATTTTAATAGTGATGGTACGCCCTCATGGGATTATTCCGAAAGTACGGATTTACCCTCCGGCGGCGGTGGTATCCGGCGTGGTACTGTAAATCTTACAGATTTCCTTTTATCCGGTGTATCTGTAAAAGATAGCTTACTCGGATACAGTACTATCACATGGACTGGAACAACAAAAGACAATGATCTCTTATTCATTCCAGAAAGTGACACCCTTGTAATAGCATCTTATATTCTGACTACAAAAAACGGTGATGATTATAAGTATACCCCGGTTACTTATACCACTACAACGATAAACGCCGGAAAAATTAACGTTAACGTTGCAAAGTTAGTTGAGGAAGCACAGAAAAGCGGTGAAGCTTGGGATATGCAGATCCGATTAACCCCGGCTTATACAAGTAACGGCATTTTGTATATGGGTGAACAAACAGTCTGCCATATGACTGACAAATCTGTAAAAAACGAAACTACCACGCCAGACGGTAGTATAAAAATTGATGATGTTACTAACAATGTTGTACCCGGTGACGTAGACGGAAAAGTAGAAATCACTGCGGATGATTTAGCCGGATATACGAATACTTTTGTATCGTTCCTCAAAGGCTTAATTTCTGCCATGGGGCAGATTCCACAGTTACTTGGCACTGTATTTTCGTTTTTACCAGATATGTATAGAAATGCAATCGGAATTTTATTTGTTGTGATTCTGATATTAAGAATTTTAGGGAGGTAGGATATGAGAACACTTCAAACAGTTATTTATTTTCTGACACAATTTATGTCGATAAAGTTAGATATTCTCGGTTATTCTATCTCCCTTTTTAACATTGCGGCTTTCAATATTTTTGGCGGTATAATCTTTTACTTTTTATGGAAGATTTCCCAGTAATTGCAAAACCTCAATAACAGAAGTTCCGGCATTGTAAAGAATTATTACAAGTACTATTTCTTTCAGAAGTTCGAAAGCGCAATAAGCCGCTATGATTCCTAACCATAGATTTGTAAAACTGAATGAATTTTTCAGACTTGTTAATCTCTGGTCTTGATTCCATTCAGCGGCGTTTTGATACTCGATATAAGTATCATTTGTAACACATTGATCGTAATTATTGTTTTCTGTGGTATTCATAATGCAACCCCCTTTTTTCTATGATGATACCACAGTTTGACATATTCCACAAGAAAGGACAAAACATGAATGAAAACGTTACAATTCAAAACAATATGCAAGAAGATTTACAAGTCGATTCTATCAACTCTGGCTCTGCTGATAACGGAATTTATACCGTTGATGATGATGCTACTGTTGTCATGTCTGGCGATCTTCTCCCCGGAGGAACTGACGCAGACGTTGACACGTTGCAACCCGGTGATGATACAGAACTATCTGACACTACAACAAGCGATAGCCCCCTTTCGGTCTCTTCTGGTGATGTGGTTGGTACTGAACACGTTTATATCAGTTTGGCAGATCTGGAAACCTATCAAGCGGACACTGTGGAAAATCAGATTGATTACTCCGCTTCTCTGGGAAGCATTGAAGAAAAAATTAATGATCTGAATTACAACATTTCGGCATTGTTGTTTTTTATCGTGTTCGCATGGTGCTATGAACGTATCAAGAACGCCGTTCGGTCTTTTAATGGCGTAGGTCTTAAATAGGAGGAAACAAACATGGATAGCCTTATTCAATTTATCATAGGTGATGCAACAACGTTTACCCCGGCTTGTATAGTCGAGTTGATCGTCTTTTGTATGGTTCTGGAATGTATCGGTTCTCTTGCCTATAATATTCTTAAAAATGGGAGGTGATCAGCTTGGTATTTCTGGTACTGTTAGCATTTATAGCAATGATGTATTTTAGTGTATGCTTCCGTATTGCCGTATTACATCCGTTTGCGACGCTCTTTAATTTAATAAAAGATCTCCCGGAATACATTATTTATAAGAAATGGCGCAATCTGAAAACCGGTAAACTGATTTGTTATGTAGCATTGTTCGGTAAAGGAAAAACCCTTTCCGCTGTGCATAAGGTTACAAGTCTGTATAAAAAGTATAACAATAAAGTTGTATATGATGATCTCCGGGGGAAATGGGTAACGCAAAGAATCAACATCATTTCAAATGTTGATTTGATCGGAACGCCCTACACGCCTTTTGTCTCTTTGCGGCAGATCGTAGACGTTGCCGAAACTGTCCGGGCATATGATGAACAACACGACACACTGACTTGCACTCTTGTCTTGGGCGATGAATTTTCGGTACAGCTTAATAGCCGTACTTTCAAGACAAACATTGACCCCTTGTTTCTCAATACTTTGCTGACGTGCCGTCACCATCACATTAGCTTGTATTACACTTCTCAACGGTTTAACCACGTAGACGCATTATTGCGACAAGTAACAAGCCGGGTAATATCTTGTGACAAGCAATGGCGGTTTCTGGTACATAGAGAGTATGACGCCTACCAGTTGGAATACGCTACTGACCCCACGTTGGTAAGACCCTTGCGCCGGTTCGGTTGGTTTGTAAGAGATAAAGATTATCATGCCTATGATACTCTGGCTTGCGTGGACAACCTTGCAAAAGATTGTAAGGCTGGGAACATGATCCCGGAATCAGAAATTATTATGTTACAAAATAATACGCCCTCTGATATGGAAGCCGTTACTACACCGTCGAAGAAGTACACCAGAGCGCAGAAGAAAGCGCAGAAGTAAGGGGGAAACGGTGCGCCGTGGTAAGCGTTGCGCACGGCGCACCGTTCGAACGTTCGAACTTTCACACACCACACACAAGGAGAAAAAACAATGTTTCAATATATGCATTATCTGTTTAACGAAACAGAGATCAGATTCTATAAAATATATAAACTATTTCCAGACGAATTATTTCAACAACTTCAAAATCTGGGTTTTTCCAGAGAATCATTCAAACCCATTCAGAAAGAAATGGATAGATTATTCCTATTACAAAAAGAAGAAAGCACATGGACAAAGGCAGACTGTGACCCGTTCTCCGGGTCACCTACTTGACAATAGCAACACTTTAACGCCACCTTGTAAAAAATTTTCTAGGAGTGTTGAAACATGGAAACAGTTTATAATTGTCGGCGTTACCAGTATGAGACCGGGGAACACATCACATTTTACCACCATGCAATAAACACTGGAAAAGAAAAACCAGAGGACAGTCTACTAAACAAGACCCATGATACAAGTGATCGCACCCCGGAAGCCGAAAAACACGCTATGGCGGTTTCTGCATCCAGAGCCAAAAACAACGTTTACAGAATTGCAAGGTCTAATAGTTGGGATTGGTTTATTACCCTTACATTTGACCGCAAAAAAGTAGATGCTTCCGACTATGACTTAGTTGTTCAACGGCTCAATGATTTTCTGTGGCATATCAAAGAACGCAAGTGCCCGGATATGAAATACATCATTGTTCCAGAATTGCACGCAGATAAGGAACATTATCATTTTCACGGACTACTTGCAAACGTGGACAATCTCACATTCAAGGCGTGGAAAATTGACCGCAAGAAAAATCAGATCATCTATAATATTACTGACTGGTCATACGGCTTTACGACCGCAACTAAAGTATTAGATACCGGGCGTGTGAGTAGTTATATCACGAAATACATCACGAAAAGCGTTGACGAACACTTGAAAGAGAAACGCCGCTATTATTATAGCCGTAACTGTCACATTGCAGAAGAAGAACACTTTCTTCTTGATGAAGATGACTTTCGCAAAATCTATGCAGACCGTATTGTGTATGTCAAAACCGTAGACATACCACAAGCAAATCAACAGATAACTTATTACGAACTAAAGTATTAAACAGATCATCCCCGGACACCCACAAGGAAGCTTTACGCCCCTTGAGGGGTTGGGGGTGATTTCATCCCACCTCTGTTAATTTTTCCGTCCACTCCCCATAAAAATTAAACACGGAGAGTCCAGAGAACTGTCTGTTCTCTGGAAGCCACCTCCCCCACAAGCCCCATGCAGAGCCATAAGCCCCGGACAGCTATATTACAAGCTATCCCTCACTACCGCCGCCAGAAGCCCCACCAGAGAAGCCACAGAGGGTCAAGGCACAGCCCCATAGATACCGCCCTCCTTGACGCTCCGGGGCTTGCTCTGGTACGGTTGAATATAGGCAGACTACCGCCAGAGAGGGAGGAAACCATGTCGAAAAACATGACTTATACTGACCGTCTTAAGATAGAAATGTATCTGAATGACGGCAAAACCCAGAGAGAAATTGCCCGGCTGATGAATCGGCATTACAACACAATTAACTATGAAATAAAGAGAGGGCGCACGAAACTCCGTGACGGTCAGACGTGGCTTGAATACGACTATTACAGTGCAGAGATCGGACAGCAGAAACACGACTATCATGCAGAAAGCAAAGGACGTGACTTGAAAATCGGCAATGATTACGATTTTGTGAAATACGTTGAGCATTGTATCATTGATCTGAAATACAGTCCATACGCCGCTTTACAGTCTGCTAAAGGTAAGTGCCGCACAGAAGTTTGCGTGACTACCTTATACAATTACATAGATCGTGGCTTGTTTATGAACGTGACCAACAAAGATTTACCATGGCGCAGAGATACGCCGAAACAAGAATATAACGAAGTTCGTCCGTCTTACAAGAATCTAAAGGGAAGATCCATAGAAGAACGTCCACGTGAGATTAAGAAACGTAAGACCGCCGGGCACTGGGAACTCGACACCGTTGTTGGTGGACAAGGAAAAAGTAGTAATTGTCTGCTTGTTCTCACAGAGCGAAAACATCGCGACGAAATTATTATGCCTATACCAGACAAGACTGGGAACGCTGTTTCTTGTGCCCTCGATGATCTGGAGCGTGCTTATGGCTCTGAAAAGTTCCGGGAGATATTCCGCTCGATCACTTGCGACAACGGCACGGAGTTTCTCGATCAGAACGCACTTGAAAAGTCTATAAACGGCGGTAAACCCAGAACGAAAATATACTACTGCCACCCTCATAACCCCGGAGAACGTGGAAGCAATGAGAATCAGAACCGCATGATTCGCCGTTGGTTTCCTAAAGGCTGTGACTTTGCAGAGGTTACCCCGGAGCAAGTCGCAGAGGTGCAAGAGTGGTTGAACAATTACCCCCGGCGTATGTTCGGCGGTAAGTCCTCAAATGATATGAAAGCTATGTAAAAGTTCGAACGTTCGAAC